GTAATTGTCCTTGTTGATTTTGTATATGCCTCTAAAAAAGATTTATTGAAAAACATTGCTTTTACCCATGTTATTAAACTAGTGTTGTTTTTTGGTTTCAAAAATTTATATGATATGTTGTCTTTCCAAAATTCTCTAATTTGTTCATTTGTGATTTTTATTTTCATTCTCATTCTATTTACTATTCGATTGTTTAATTCGTAAAGGAATGAAGGATTATGCAATGAAAATTTGTATTCAATATCATCATTTAAAAAATCACCATCTTCCAAATTTTTTGCCGCAAGTTCATACAAACCCATTATTTTATATTTATTGTCATATGGTCCATATTTATATAATCTATAATTGTTGCCGTTTCCTCTACAATGTAATGAAAAAACTGGTAGTGTGTCAGGTATACCAAATAACTCCATCGGTTCATTTAATAATTGTGTGTAAGTTCTATTCATATTATTGTACATATTTGGTAATATGGAATATGCTTCTGCCACTAAATAAGTATGTAACCTCTGGAAAAAATAAAGAAATGATTGATTACACCCCACTCTCATACATTCACCAACTCTAGATATTGATGCTTCCATATCTGTAACATAACCAACACACGGTAACGATAAATTTATTTCTTTTGATTTTTTTATTTGTGGATATAGCATTGTTCCGTTAAAAGATATTTGAGAAACGAATTCCATAAAAAAAGGTTGACAGCTTGTTTTTCTATCACTATCATTAATCCCATGAAATCTCATCATTATTTTTTGAAGTACTCTAAATTTTTCAAATTCTTCTCTTGTTTCATACATTACTAACCACTCATAATCATCAGAATGCTCTAAATGATCCAATAATAAATTTGATTCTGGATATATTCTTTTCCAAATATGATAAGTATAATTTGCACAGCAAACTGCTTTATAAGAAGATGTGTAATTAAACATGCCTTGAAGGAAATTCTGTGTACTTTTGAATTGAGCTGTTCTTCTTAAATCTTTTTCTTCCAAATAAGTTGTATTATATAATTTAGTTGGTTCAACTTTATTTAATATACTTATTGGTATTTGAATATTTTTATCTCCCCATGCATTAAATGTTGTAACCAATAAATTATACATTTTTGTTGTTATCACATCTTTCATTGCATATATCATTGCTAAAAAAGATGGCATTGTTTCACATGCTGACCATTTTGTACAATCACCATTAATATACATGAGATGATGATTTTCTGAAATATTGTTATAATACATTCTATCTAACATTCTTTGCATCGTAATTATTTTTTTATCTCCAGCTATAGAAATCGCTTCATTTGGTGAATTCATGCATAATTCTTTGAAGAAGTTTTCAGTACACCTTGCTAATGCTTTTGCTCCTATGTTTACAACATAAAATTCTCTCTTGGCACCATATTGAGCTTTTATGCAAATATCTGCTA